TCAAAATCCAGTGTCCGTTGAGGACGTATCGGTTCGACCCCGATCACCGGTATTACGAGTAATTTTTAAATGTGTTAAAAGCCCGTTTGACGGGCTTTTTTCTTTGCAGTTGTAACTAAAAAGAGTTAAAAATCTTGAAGTTGTTGTCCAATTGTTGTCCTCCCATAATTCCATTTTAAGATAACCTCCCGATTACTTTTGAAATTTTTTCATCTTCTTTTTCTCGAAGCTCATCAATCAGGTATGCATATCGAGTAGCGGTGATGGTCATGCTTGAGTGTCCTAGTCGTTTGCTGATGGCGTAAAGGTCAATTCCTTGATACAACAAATAGGCCACATGCGAATGACGTAAGCTGTGAAAGTGATATCCCGAACGATGAATGCCGGCCTCTTCGAGCAATTCACGCAAGACTTTGTTTACAGCGTTACTTGATGGAATTCTTTTTTGATTGTTCAGGAAAACCATAGTAGAGTGATTATTTTCCTTAAGCTGCTTAAGCGGTCTGGGCAATTCATCCGTTACTTTAATAGTTCTGACAGACGATTTTGTTTTTGTGAGTTTAAAATCATTATCTATATATGACCACGATTTTGTTATTGAGATGGTTCTGTGCATGAAGTCAATGTCATTCCACGTCAAGGCGGCAATTTCGCCAAGCCTCATGCCTGTGTAAGCAGCAGTCAGAATCATATACCGGCTAGTGTATCGTGGATCTAATCCGCATTTAGTAAGCTGAATCAGTCTGTTAAGTTCTTCAGCGGAAAGGTATTCAACTTTTTTCTCGCATTTTCTGTTGTATACAAGCTCAGTGCGGGCGGTAAAATCGGTTGAAATATACTGATCAAGCATCGCAGATTTGACACAAGCCTTGACGGCAATGTCGATTTGCTGAACTGTTTCCTTAGCGTGGTTCGCTCCATAAACGTTGAGAAAATGCTGGTAATCCGTACGTGTAATGTCTTTGAGATGTGCATCTGGAAAATACTTCTTCAAGACACCGTGAACATGGATGTATTTTTTGGCGGTTGATTTTTCAAGCTTGTTCTCCTTGTAGGTCTCATACCAGGACTCAAAATAGTCGACAAATAATATATCTTCCTTTCGTTTTCCAACGTTGTCATCTGTCTCTGCCTGGATTCCCCATAAACGTGCTTCAGCTTTAGTTGCGAATCCATTCTTGGATATCTGCTTGAGTTCGCCATTTACGCGTTTCGAGACAGTCACTTTCCATCCCGATTTCAGTTTTCTATAGCTTGCCATGGTAATTTCTCCTTTCAAGTGTTAAAATAGAGTATACAAATAGCGCACCTTTTAGGTGTTGTTTTTTTGGTTCGCATTCCCTTACTGATTGGCGTTGGTGGAGGGAATGCGATTTTTTATAAATCAAGCAATTGCTTTTTTTGCATCGAACTCTTCTTCTTTTAATCCGTTCAAGTTACTATGCATTAACGAGAAGATTATTTTCTTTCCTGATTGCGTTAAATCCGGATACTTTAGCTTTATCTTCAACATCGATTAATGAAACAGAGTACATGTTGTCTTTTATGTCAGTCTTATGTGTATAGTCATTTAACAGGAATATAAAGTATGCATCTCGAACGCTGCTAGTCTGTTTGACGTCAAAATTAAAAATCTTAGCCTGGTTTATATCATTTGGTCGACCGCATGTTTTAACCAGGCGCTCATTACCGCTTTTGGACGGAATAGAAAAGTCAAAGTGCGATGAAATTCCGCGGCTTGAAGGAATTTCAATATCTGGTGTAAATAAAACGTTGCTATCAGCCAAAAATTCTCCAATGAGATCGTTAAATGAAGAGCTGACCGTTTCTTTGCTAAGATAAACTAGGTCATTTAATCTTAATATTGCGTTTAAAAGCCTGGTTTTAGCAATAGGGAACTTGTCTAACGTTGTTGTAATTGAAAGGTTGCCATTATCGTTTGTGACGCCGAAACTATTTAAAGTAGACTCAAATATACTCCAAACGGTTTTGTTTCTTTTGTTAATGTTAATATCCAATTCCTCAAGATTAAATATAGTATATCCGAAATCAGAAACAGTAACATGATTCTTATCCGTAAAATTAGCGAACAGGCTAATGTTGTCATAGTTTGTGTCAATGAAAGGAGTTGATATCGAAATATATCCATCGGAGATATCTTTGAAATCAAGTTCTTTTTTTAGCCAGTTATAGTAACTGTTTTCTAAAATATTCGCTTTAGCCATGATTACACCTCCCTATAGATTATTTGTCTAAAATGTTAGCATACTTGATAAATCTTTCCCAAGCTTTAATTATTGTTCTTATGTTTGAAAAATTCTCTATGTTGCCTATGGGAACCACATTCTTTGCCTCATACTTTCCGGCAGGAGAATTAAAATGAACATGAGAGCCATGAATTACCTCTTCATCATCGGTCCCTATATTGTTCGTATGTTTCAAACCTTCTCCAAAATCAAATCTAACTAAGTGTTTATGGTTTTCAATAATCATTAACCCGATTGAAAAAACTGTATTAACTGGGGTAGTATGAATATTCAATGAATACATAATTTTTCTTGATTTGTCGATAACTCCACACCTGTATGATTTATTTGAATATGTCAATGTTCCGATAATTTGAGAATACACTTCGTTATACTCCAATGGATCCGTTGGATTTTTCTCATATGATATCAAATCCATAACTTCTTCTTCAGTTAGGTTGTCCAAATCATATTTTTCCATTATTTTCCACCTCACATTCTAACAAATGCAGCCATCCCATCAGACAGCTGATAAGACCTGACGAAATCTAGAGAGTTGAATGCTGGGCCCATATCTACTTTTTTCAAGAGTAAAGAAAGGGCAAATTCATTTGCTTCCGCTTCTATTTTTGAAACTTGAGTATTTGATTCCAATCGCCTAAAGAAAGTGGTCGATTCGCCAGAATGAAGTATGATGTGACCAAGCTCATGAGCCAAGACAAAATCTTTTTTAGGATACTCCAGGGAAGGGCTGATGAGCAGTGTTGTTTGACCATAGCTACTTACGGTCATTCCAAGTGTACTTTTAGGCAAGGTTACATCGTCAAGTATATATGCACCTGTTTCTTTTATAAGGCTGACGGGATCAGCGGTTCCATAAGTATCGACCAAATAGTCAACTTCTTTTTTAACGTTCAAACAGATCAGTCCTTTTTACTTCTCTTTTTATTCATTTCGAGTGCCACTAAGAGTGCAGCTTTCAGGCTGGTCTTATCTTCATCGCTCATGGGTTCTCCATAGAAATTCACGCTGTTTTCAGATTCCAAGCCATCTAGCATTCTATCGGCAAGCTGACCGATATCGCTCATTTCTTTGGGAGAAAGAGCAGTTTTATCATCGGTTCTGCCTAGCAAGTAATCCGTAGATACTTTGAAATAGTCGGCAACTTTTGTTAAACGGTCACCGTTGGGCGTTTTTGTTTTCCATGAGTACAGAGAGTTTCTTCCGAACCCTAATTTTTCCTCTAGTTCTACAATTGAAATACCTTGTTTATTTGCTAGTAGCTTGACTCTGTCAAAAACAGTCATAAGAATTCCTTTCTTGATATTAAACTTTTTTGTAGAATATTGTTGACATCTATAACAAAGTTTAATATACTATTGGTGTAAGTTAAATTGATAGAAAAAACAGACCTATGCAGCTATTTATCATTCTTGGCGGAACGTTATTATAATAGCATTTGCAGTTGGCTTATTTACTATGTTTTAAGTCTACAATAAAGTTTAAGTGTTGTCAATATTTCTATCAAAAATACTTACGGGTGGGAGGGAGGAATATATAAGGAGGCGATTAAAATGCCAGAAACTTTAAATGGAAGGCAAAAGATCAAAGCATATCTTGACGCAAATGACATATCGATTGCATCACTGGCAACGATGTACGGGATGTCTAAGCAAGACTTGTCAGATTACTTGGCAGGTCGCAAAAAGAATCCGCAAGCAAATAGGGTGATATTAAAAATCATCTCTGATTTTAAGCTTAGCTAGAAAGGATGGTTTAAATGAGCGACTTACAAATTTTCAATTTTAACAACAAAGAAATCAGAACACTGGCGATTGAAGGTGAACCTTATTTTGTCGGCAAAGATGTAGCAGATATCCTCGGGTACCAAAACGGTAGTCGAGATATCAATCGCCATGTAGATGAAGAGGATAGACACAAGGCAATGATCTTTGATGGTAACCAGTATAAGGAAACCATCACCATCAATGAGTCCGGGCTTTATAGCTTGATCTTGTCAAGCAAATTACCAAAAGCTAAAGAGTTTAAGCACTGGGTAACGAGCGAAGTTTTGCCGACAATCAGAAAACACGGTGCATATATGACACCGGCAAAAATCGAAGAAGTTCTGACAGACCCTGATACGATCATTCAGCTGGCCACTCAACTGAAGCAAGAGCGTGAAGGCCGGCTGATTGCAGAACAACGCATTGGCGAATTGACACCTAAAGCAGACTATTGCGACAGGGTGCTTGCTGACAAATCACTTGTCACGATTACGCAAATCGCCAAGGACTATGGAATGAGCGGTCGATCACTCAACGCTATACTTCATGATTTCGGTGTCATCTACAAGCAGGGAGAAACGTGGTTCCTGTATGCCAAGTATCAGAAAACCGGGTGGACGCATTCCGAAACCATCATGGTTGACAAGAAAGATGGCACACAGAAAGCCGTGCTCAACACGAAATGGACGCAAAAGGGACGCTTGGGATTATATGAGCTGCTTAAAGCCCACGGCATTCTGCCATTGATTGAACGGGAGGGATGACCATGAATCCGTTCAAAATTGAAGTTGATCAGGACGTTCTGAACGAAATCATTCAATGGCATATCAATGAAGTTCTCGACGAAGATTTGTCAGGAATCACATGGAGCCTTGACGAATTCCGCAAAAAGTGCTGCGGGAATAAATCCAGAGCGTGGGTAGCGCTCTATATCTTCTCGCGGTTTAACGATGAGATTACCGGGAATGATGGCTGGCTGATCCGTGCCAAAAGTCGTGGTCAGCAAAACATAATTTTCGCCAAGCCGGCAAAGGAATGGATGGAAGAAAACCGCCAGCGGATTGACTGGCGGGCGAAGTTGCCAAGATAGGAGGAAAAATAAAATGATTACAGCAAGCAATGGCGAAAGAATAATGGGTGTAACCGACCCTAAAACGGGAGAATTTACCATCGCCAAAGTAGTTGACGGGAAAGACGGCCGGCCGAGGTCAGCCAAACTAGTCCTTATGGCTGACACCAAACGCTTTAAGGCAGGTACGCAGATTCTGCTGAATAGTTCTCACGAAATTATTTGGCACAAGGAGGAAAACGGCAAATGAATGAAGAAAAAGAAACGCTAATCCCAGTATCAGTTGATGAGCTGGCCGCACTAGAAGCCATGGCGATGCTTTCTGATTGTAGGGTAATCGATTTTAGAACTATATCAGACAAAATCGATAAACGAGCCGGAGACGACTCAAAGAGCCTCATCGGTTTAATTTCGCTGGCTTACGTGATTTTTGAATATAAAAAGAGGGGAAGAAAGGGGACTGCACAAAAAATCTTTGATGAGCTGAAACCGGAGATAGCGCCTTTGGCGGCAGAACTCTTAGATGATTTAGAAGAAAAATGGAGGGAAGCAACGAATGAGTAGAGAAGAACTGCTAATTGCATTGAGGTTAACGCAACATAACCACAAAGTTTTGATGAAGATCAAAAACAAACAATTGGAGGCGAAAATCAAATGAGAAAATTCAGGATTACGTACAAAGAATGCAAGCAAGAGGGTAAGGCGATCGTGGGTCACATTGCAACTTTAGACGTTTACGATGTCGAAGTTGACGAAGGCTTTGTTGCCATTTGGATCGACGATAGCCGCAAAGGTGCTGCACCTGATATGGCCATCAATGCTAATTTAGTGTATAAAATCAAGCGAATCAAGGAAGAAGAAAAGTGAAGAACTTATCTGAAATCAGAAAAGAGCGTGAAGATGTGCTGACAGACTGGACTGTCGGAGACATCACGGAAAACTGGGCATCGGAAAGAGTTGTCTGCATTGCCGCTTTTTTGGAAGAACTGGATGGCGAAAAAGACGCCATCGTAAGGGGGTGATTTTATGGATTATAAGAGGGATGCCTTTTTGATGATCGACCCTGTGACGGGAGCTACCAAGCTGGTCGAACAGCCTAAAGAACCGGAGCAAATCGTGAAGGCTTTTCTGAAACAGGCCAAAAAAACGCATGGCTTACTTTGGACTATGGACGAGCTGGTTAAGCAGGATTGGCAGAAATGGGAACCGGTAATGCGAGACCTGTGGACCATGCTTGAAGAACTGGACAAACTTGGGTACTAAAAAACCGCCCGATATAAGGGCGGCACAAATTTATTATGAATCACTTGTAGTGTAGCACACTTTGGGAGGAAATAAAAATGGAAATGAATCAATTGCAGAAGCAACAAACACAAAGAAGCATTACATTCAAGGCAAACGGCGATGACGTGACACTTTCTCCAAGCATCGTGAGGGACTATCTTGTCCGCGGCAATTCCAAAGAAGTTACCAGACAGGAAATTGCGATGTTCCTTAACCTGTGTAAGTTTCAGCATCTTAATCCGTTCCTGAATGAGGCCTTCATTGTCAAATTCGGAGATAAGCCCGCACAGCTTATCACGTCGAAAGAGGCCTTCATGAAACGTGCTGAGTCTCATCCTCAGTACAACGGCCTTAAAGCGGGCGTAATTGTTGTGAATAACAACGGGGTTGAGTTCCGCAACGGTGCCTTTACAGTGCCGGACTTTGATCAGCTTGTCGGCGGCTGGTGTGAGGTGTACCGCAAAGACAGAGATATTCCCGTCAGAGTGGAAATTTCGCTTAGCGAATTTTCCAAAGGTCAGTCAACCTGGAAGACCATGCCGGCAACGATGATCCGGAAGACGGCCATCGTGAATGCCCTGCGTGAAGCGTTCCCGGAAACTCTCGGGGCGCTCTACACGGAAGATGACGACGGACAAATGCAGATGCAGCAGACAAAGAAGCAGGTGCAGGCGACCGAAAACAGCAAGGCCAAGAACAAGGCTGACGCCCTGATTGCACAGGCGATGGATTCGGAACACATTCAGCAACAGGAAACGGAAGAATTCCAACGCGAACCGCGCCCGGTAGATTTGTTCAATCCGGCAGAAGAATACTCAAAAGGAGAATGAAAAATGGAACTTACAGCGGAAAACTACTACGATAACGAGACAAGCTTTGACTACATGAGTACGTCGCTCTACAAGGACTTCCGAAAATGCGAGGCCTTTGCCCTGGCGAAACTGAACGGAGAATACATGCCCGTCATGGATCCTACCGCTCTTCTTGTAGGGAACTACGTGCACAGCTACTTTGAGAGCGAGGCCAGTCACTCTGCATTTATCGAGAAAAACAAGGACGCAATGATGACCAAGAGCGGTGCGCTTCGTGCTCCGTACAAGGTCGGCGACAACATGATTAAGTGTCTGGAGGCTGATCAGGTGTTCAATAACCTGTACAGTGTCGGCGAGAAGGAAGTGATTGTGACTGGAGATATCTTCGGCCATCAGTGGAAGGGTAAAATCGACAGTCTCAATCTTGACAAGCAGTACTTCTGCGACATCAAGACCACGGCAGACATTCACAAGGGGTTCTGGGACAAGGATGAGCGTCGCAAGGTGCCGTTCATCAAGGCATACGGATATTACCTTCAGATGGCGGTATACACCGAGCTCATCAAGCAGACGTTTGGCGTTGAGTGCCAGCCGTTCATCTTCGCGGTGTCAAAGCAGACACCATGCGACCATGACGCTTTCAGTTTCAATTCCGAACAGGATCAGGAGTATCTTAAGGAGGCTCTGGAAGACGTCAAGGAACATCAGGATCATATTGCTGACCTGATTGCCGGCAGAACTGAACCGGAGCGGTGCGGTCATTGCGAGTACTGCAGGGCGACGAAGCAAATCACGGCGTTCACAAGTGCCGCGGATATTGAAGTTGAGTAAGGAAGCTTGGGCAGTGGCCTTATGACACCGTACGGGTGGGATGCCCGAATCGGAAAGGAAGGAGAGATAGTCATGGCATATTTCAGAGTTAACAAGAACCGAGACTACACGGTCATGAGTAACCATCATCTAAGGGACAGGAACTTGTCACTTAGAGCGATAGGGCTCTTATCTAAGATGCTGTCGTTGCCTGATGACTGGGATTACTCAGTTCCTGGGTTGGTTGCTATCTGCCGAGAAAGCAAGAACATCATACAAGGGGCACTTAAGGAACTTGAGAAAAACGGCTATTTAGTTCGAACCATGACCAGAGACTCAAGTGGACATATCGGATATAACTACGATGTATACGAGCAACCGCAACACACTTTACCGCGACCGGAAAAACCGTGCACGGAAAAACAGCCACAATTAAATACTAATAAACTAAGTACTAATAAACTAAGTACTGAAGAATCAAAGACGCAGGAGAAAGCCGTTGAACCAAATGTAGTTAACATAGAGGATCAGCAGAAACAGACAACCGACTGCGGCGGCTTCGCCAAAGTAGTCAACTTTTATAAGACCAACTTCGGCCTGCTTAACAGCTACATGGCGGAAGAGCTGAGACATACGTACGACGAGTGGAGCAGCCAGTCTGAAGAGCCTGGTGGAATCATCATCAAGGCTATGCAGATAGCCTTGGAAAAGAATGTCAGAACCTGGAAGTTCGTTCTGGGGGTCCTAAGACAGTGGGAAGGGAAAGCTCACACTCTTGCCGATGTGGAAGCACTGGAGGCGGAGCATGGCAACCGTTGTCGTACCAGACAGGCAAGACAGAATGGACGGCGCGCTCCTGCTGAGAACAGTCTGGAGAAGCACAATGCCGAGCTGGACAGGCTGACCGAAGAGCAGAATGCCAATTTTGACATGGAGACGGCACTAGCCGAGATTGAGCGCATGAGGGCCGAGAGGGAGATGAAGGTATGAGTGCCAGAATGCTGATGGACTATGTGCTGATACCTGAGTCCGCCTATGAATTTCGGCCTGTGGCTACGAAGCCCGAACCAAAATTCGTAGAGGTGCAACTTGAGTGGCCAGAGAAGCCAATGCAATTTTTGAAAGGAAAGGGAGAATGAAAATGAAAAAGCAACAGGACGTTGAAGATATCCTGAGCATTATCGTTAGCAAAATTTTTATAAGGCTTATAGAGGGAGAAACATTTGGCGAGATTGCCGGCGCCGGTTACATTTATGACAATATGGTTAATTTGCTTTGTGGCATTTACAAGTTGACGTTTGAAGAAACCAAAGAAGTCATGGAGCGGTGGAAATTTGACAGTGCGTTCGGAGATTGGAATGAGAGGTTTGGCAATGCAGATGACAAAAGGCTTCATGATTGTCGATGAAATCATGAGTGATATTGAAAATGAAGTGAAAATGCATATCGAGCAGGGGTTCGAGATTGACGATGTTGTGGACAACGAACTCAAATACGCTGACATGATATTTGTACTATGCAGTATCTACGATCTGTCGACAGCACAGTCTGAAACGATTTTCGAACGCTATGGATATGACGTACTGAAGAAAAAATACGAATCTAATTAACTGAAAAAAGGAAGGTAATACCAATGACTTATCTTGATGACTATATGAAATGGCTTGAAAAACACCGTGAAAAAAGCAACGGCTATTCTGAGCAGTTGTACAATCTGTGTGACTCGACGCGAGAATTTTCTGAAATGCTTGAAAAAGTGTTGTCCGATTACAAGCGTGAAGATGACAAGAGTGGGGCTTATGCGCTCAACTACTGCCTAGCCGACATGATGGCGGATTGCGCCAGGCTGATGCTGGCGACGTGGGGCGAGGAAGATGGAAGCAATGATTGACGGAGGGAAAGGAGAACGTATTAGTGCGAAATACACCTCATGCGGCTTCACATTTCGGAAAAAAGGTTGTCATCGACGGTCTTAAATTTGATTCGATGAAGGAAGCAAGCTTCTATCAGCTTTATCTTAAGCCGAGCGGCTACCAGTTTACCACACAGGAACGATTTACGTTGCTTGAGACATTCCCCTTGGAATTAGTCAAGCTTCGTCAGACGGTTTATAAGAGCGACTTTGTCGTATATGACAAAGTCGGGTCAATCAAACACGTGTATGACGTCAAGAATGGTTATACAGAGTACGCCATAGACCAAAAGTCTAAAATAAAGTTTTCTCTGTTTGCGAGAAAGTACGGAATTCCTGTTGAGGTCGTTGTCATGCGTAAGAACTACTTCAATGTCGCCATTCTGGGCACCACGAAAAAAGTCAAACCGGTGCCGATGGGCAATATCGATTATGACTGGCAGGACATTATCAGATAATCACACCATGGCAAACCAAACACTGCATTTGCCATGGGCACGGACCCTTAGCTCAGTCGGCAGAGCAGACGGCTCATAACCGTCCGGTCGCAGGTTCGAGCCCTGCAGGGTCCATCGCCCCTATATGCTCCGGGGCGAAAAACGATAGATATTAGTCTTATGATTTGAGAACGCAAGCGTTGACGGGGTTAGATACTCACAATTGAAAACCTGAAGAGTGTAGCGCAATCGGGTCATAGATAGCACACGGGCATCATGGCCAGCAATCGAATTGCAACGTGTGCATAGCCGACTGATTGTTCTTGAGTCGATAATCAGTTGGCTAGCCGTTGCCAGGCATAATTCCTTTAAGAAATTAGTTGTAACGTACGGATAATCAGGCTCAAGTGTGCCGGAAACGGTCCATCTCATGATGAGGAGGTTCGAGTCCTCCGCCGGTGCATCGGAAGGAGGGAAGAAGATGAAAAACTACTTAGTTACTATTAAAATCGGCAAGGTCATCACAAACAAGTTGGTCAAAGCTGAAACTGCTGAAGAAGCAGAGAAGGAGGCGCTTAGATGCGTATCACGAAAGACTATGGACTTACCAGCTCAAAACTAGAGCGTGATTTGTTGGCGAGTATTGACAAAATCATGCGGGCCGATGCCAGAAAACGCAGGAAGAAAGTACCGGTGGTAAGGCCTGGAAGAAAGTACAGTCATGCGTGGCATGGCCGAAGTTTAGGAGGACGAAAATGAAAATCGAGATTGATAAAAACGATTTCGTGAAGTTGGCAGTGTATGCGTCATGTGCTTATCTGCCTGCCGAAGAAGAAAACAAGTGCGAAATGACCCTCAGAAAGGTCATGGATAGTTTTGATAAAGAAGACGCTAACGCAATAACCGTCGATATCCTTGCCTTGAGGACCAAAATCACACTGCTTAACGGGGCAAATGTTGAAGAAGTAGTGAAGACACTAATGGAAACCATGAAGGAGATCGATGAATAATGAATGAGGAAGAATTACTCAGACAACTGAAACACAATTTGGTGATGTTTGCCGAAGACTACAGACGTATTTTTAAAGAGTATAAAGATGATAAAGATCAGCATTTAAGTTGGAGTTATAAAACAGCAATAGGACTAGCAAGAATATCTGGCCAAGACGTAATGACCAATTTAGGAATGCTTGAATATTTATGGGACAAAAAAGCTGAAGAACATGATGAAAAAATCAGACAAAAGTTAAAAGAGCAAAAGGGGAAGGAAAATTCCGATGAAAGAGATGAATGAACGTATTGTTTTTGCAGCATTCTTTACATGTGGTGTTCTCATGTATCTGTTTTACAGGTGGTGGTTAGCGGATTGATTGTGTACAGGAAACGGAAGATGAATAGAAGCATCCCCCAATAACTTTTTCAGGCTAGCCCCTTTTGCTGAGAACCAAAAAAGGTTGCCACCTCCTTTTAACGCATCTTATCACAGCAAGCTGTGATTTTGCGATGCTAAAGGAGGTGACAACCTTGGAACAAATCATTTTGATTCTCATTTTAATCTATTTGCTGATAAATAGCAAGTAGGGCTAGCCTGAAGGGCGCGCGTCAAAGCTAACGCATTGGCGCGCGCCCCTTGGGAGTGATGCAGAAATGAGGAAAGCAATTGATACGATATGCGGTACAATTTGCATTTACCACTCTGAATTCGAAAAAAGAGAGAAACTCGTTCTGAGTTTTGAAAAAATAATAAAAATTGAAATTTGAGCCTGTTGACAGGTGGAAAATTACAAAGGAGATGTACTTTTGAAAAAGACATTGAAGGATTATTGCAGAAATCACAAGACAAACTACGGATTTGACAATCCAGTTGCACGTGAGGCCAGCTGCCTTGGCCATCTGGAAAGCTGGGTTGAACAGGCAGTGAAGGAATACGAGAATTCTAGTCAGATAACCGCCGACACAAAGCTCTGGATCAACACCAATCTTGAGCGCATGCAGGGGTTCCTGGACCAACTGGAGGAACGGTAATGAATGACATGAATAAGTACGGGTGTCTGTTGTCTTTGGTGTTTCTTGTTTGGTGCATGCTGATGTTTCTGATATGCAACTGGTTGGTGAGGTGAGACGATGGGATTGAAGTTTGGAAAAGCGGTTACGATGATTGTGGAAAGATATGGCTGGAGTGCATTTGACAACTTGAATGCAATTAATGATCCGGATCTTTGCAAGGCTGTTGAAATGGTTCGGAAGGTCAGGAAGAAAAAGGACGATATACATGCGAATAAAACTGGTGCAGACTTGCGCCGTGCACGTCCGCCACGCGAGAAAATCGAGAAAATGGTTGATAAGGGAATGACTTATGCCGAGATTGGAGAGGCAATCGGCTCCACTCCCGAAGCGGCAAGCAAGACTGTCAGGAAGTATGGGTTGTCAGAAAGATACTGGTTTGCGCATGGCATGTACAATCTCATCAAATCAGATCCCTATCGCAAGTTAGTTGAGCAGAAGAAAGCTGAGCTGAAATCCTTGATTAATCAAGGAGCCACCGATGCCACCATAGGTGCGGAATTAGGAATGACCGTCAGTCGAGTCAAATACTGGATTAAGGAATGGAATCTAGGGCGTAGGAAGCATATTATCGCAACCGGGAGGTTCAGATAATAAGCAGGAGGGGAGGATTGAATGAACCCACAGAGATATGCTGTCCGTGTTGTTAACAGCAGAGCGTTATGGTATGCAAGGACTGATGATAACAGAATAATTACCGTATCCTCATCAAGCATCCCAAGAAATTTGTCCGATACATGGACTTTTGAAGAAATAAGAAACTATCATCTTGAAAATGCTTTGAGAATCCGCGTGTAAAACAAAAATGACTCCACAGGGGAGCCACTCTCTAAACAATCAACTAATATATTATAGCATTATAGCAAAGGGAGTGGCGTAGTGGAAGATTTACTGTTGGAGATCGATAACATCGACTATAAAGCAACTGCCAACAATGTTAAGAATTTCTTGGAAAATAAATTGCCCTGCATTTTGCGTTTGGCAAATTCCAGTCCGGCAAGCCTGGCATCACCGGTTATTTCCGACATGCCAGTTAATAGAGGCGGGGGCAATCACAGCGAAGAGAAGATGGTTAAGTACGTTGCTGCCAGAGCAATCATCGATGGGGTATCACGAGCGATTGCGCATTGTTCTCAGGCGTCATCCCACATCCTCAAGGCGCTATACGTGCAAGGCCTTCAGAACTGGCAAGTCATTGATACAATGTATTGCGAGCGTGCAACGTACTATAAGCTTAGGGACAAGGCATACAATGAATTCGCTGACTGTTTGGAATTGCAGCAAGGTTGTCCGGATCTGCATGTGTATAAAAATTAGACGATTGCTAGACGATTGCGAGACAAACACTGGACACATACTAGACGCATGAGGTGCTAACATAGTAGTGTTGAATAGTTACGGATAGGGCAAGGGAAACCTTGTCTTTTTTAATATCAGAAAGAAGGTGTGGTGGTGTTATGTGAGCAGAGGCCTAACTGCTAAACAAAGAGTTTTTGCAGACGAGTATTTAAAAGATGGTAATGCCTATCAGGCTGCAATAAAGGCAGGTTATTCTGATAACTATGCAAAGGCACAATCATCTAAATTGTTGGAAAATGTTGGAATAAAATCCTACATTGATGCCAAAATGTCCGAAATTGAATCTAAGAAGATAGCCACTGCACGCGAGGTAATGGAATTCTATGCGAGGGTGTTGCGTGGGGATGAAACGGAAGAGGTGGTTGTAGCCGGTCTTGACGGTGCTGAAGTTGTCGAACGCAAACCGCAGCTAAAAGAGCGGATTACCGTTGCCAAGGAGATTATGAAACGATACCCGTTAGCAGGAAACGATCCCGCCCTTGCCGAACAGTTGCGCAAGATTAAGGCGGAAGCCGATATTGCTGAATGGAAAGCTAAAGAGTTGCTTGGTGATAATACTGCAGAAGATAAAACAACACTGATAGATGATATTGGAGGCGAAGCAGATGGGGCAAACAATTAAGATGTCTAAACTGATTAATCCTCATTTCTATCGTCTTTGGCGCACTTCAAAGCCATATGTTGTTGCTAAAGGGGGACGCGGATCATTTAAATCGTCAGTGATCAGTTTAAAGTTGGTAGCCATGGTTAAGCATTGGACTCAATTAGGAAAAAATGTATCTGTAATTTGTGTGCGAGAGAATGCCAGCTATTTGAGAGATTCAGTCTATAGTCAAATTAAGTGGGCATTGGATATGCTTAGTCTTTACGATGAGTATAAATTCTATACTAGTCCACTTAGGATTGTGCATAGGCATACTGGAAGCACGTTTTATTTCTATGGCGCAGATGATCCGATGAAACTAAAGTCGAACGTGGTCGGGAACGTGGTTGCTGTTTGGTTTGAAGAAGCCGCAAATTTCAAAGGGCAGACAGTATTTGATCAATCGATACCGACGTTCATACGTCAGAAACCAGTATTTACGAATCAAGTTAAGGTTTTCTTCTCTTACAATCCGCCTAAAAATCCATATGATTGGATTAATGAGTGGGTCAAAAAATGCGAACGTGATGAAGATTACTTTGTAGACACGTCAACTTATCTAGATGATGAGTGGGGATTCACAAACGACGAACAACTTAAATTGATTGAGAAGTACAAGGTTAATGATCCAGATTATTATCGTTGGCTATATCTTGGAGAAGTTGTAGGATTAGGCACTAATGTTTATAACTTCGAGTTGTTTAACCGAGTGGATGAGATACCTGATAATGATTATTTAAGCGATCTTTATTTTTCGATGGATATTGGTCATGATGTATCTGCAACTACCTGTGGCGCTTATGGACTATCGGTAAACGGAAATCTATATGTGTTGGATACTTATTATTACAGCCCAGCAGGAAAAGTTAATAAAAAACCGCCAACGGAATTGGCACAAGATGTGCATGCGTTTGTTGAAAGAACATGCGATAAATACGATATGGATCCGGTTAATATGACGGCAGATAGCGCAGACGGAGCATTAGATAACCAGTACTATTCAATGTTTGGCATCCATTGGCATAAAGTGGCTAAAAAGAAAAAAGTTGAGATGATCGACCGGGTGCAGGACATTCTTGCACAAGGTCGTATTTTTGTACTTGATATTGACGACAATCAGGTATTTTTGTCTGAACATCGTGACTATCGTTGGGATGAAAAAACATTAAACGGCGATGATCCTAAGGTAATTAAGGAAAAAGATCATACTTGCGATCAGTTTATGTATCTTTGCTTAGATAACGAACGCGACTTTGGCTTGAAGTGGTAAAGGAGGCGATGACGTGAGTGTGCTTTCAACGTTAAAGAATTGGTTCAGGAAAGGCGGTGCAAGTCTGGGCATGATAAAAAGTTTGACATTAGTCACTGATGATAGACGGATTGCAATGGATCCAGGCGAATATACGAGAATAAACGTAGCTAAAAAGTACTATTCTGATGACTTTAGACCTATCGAATTTATTAATAGTTACGGAGACAAACGCATGCGCAAATATGAGTCTGTCAATGTAACCAAGTTAGCTGCAAGAAGGTTGGCATCGATTATCTTCAACGAGAGATGCAAAGTAGAAATCGGGGATGATGAGAAAGCAAACGAATTGCTTGAAAGCGTCTTTTTAGATAATGAGTTCTATCTAACCTTTGAAGAATACCTTGAAAAATGGATCGCTTTAGGCAGTGGAGCTATCAGACCTTATGTACAAAATGACAAGATAAAACTTGCTTGGATCACCGCTGACCAATTTTATCCATTGCATGTAAACACAAATGAGGTTAAAGAAGCTGCGATCGCAAGCAAAACTACTGTTGTAGAAGATGACAAAAATGTGTACTACACGCTTCTTGAATTTCATGAATGGCAAGGTAATAACTATGTGATCACCAATGAGCTTTACCGTTCGGATAGCGCTGATAGTGTTGGGGTGCAAGTCCCGTTAAGTTCAATTGAAGAATATGCTGATATGCAAGAAACGGCGACTTTAACAGGCTTAGTTAAACCTTTATTTGCTTTCTTCAAGACTCCAGGAGCTAACAACAAGAGGTTAGAAAGTCCGCTGGGTTTGGGGTTGATCGACAACGCAAGATCAACAGTCGATGCGATCAATTGTACCCACGATGAGTTTATTTGGGAAGTTAGATCTGGCAAAAGACGTATGGTAGTACCTAAGTCATGGCTTAAACGACCTAACGCCAATTCAAGACGTAGGGACAATGATACCCACCCGCCGATGTTTGATCCAGACGAGACAGTTTATCAAGCTATGTACGGTGATGATGGCGATATCGGCTTTCACGATATGTCGGTAGCAATACGCGTCGATCAGTATTCAAGCACAATGGAATTTTTCTTGCACGAGTTTGAAAATGAGATCGGACTTTCGCAAGGAACGTTTACCCAAAGTGCTAGCGGTATACAAACTGCAACAGAAGTAGTTTCAAACAACTCAATGACGTATCAGACTAGATCAAGTTATTTGACTATGGTCGAAAAAACGATCGCACAGCTGGTTGATGCTATTTTAGAACTTGCTCAATGCGGCGAACTCTTTAGCGATGGGAAAGCTCGTTGGACTGGTGATGTGCAAAAGGTCAATATTAACATCGACTTCAACGATGGTGTATTTATCGATCAGGATGCACAACTTAAAAACGACCTACAAGCTTTACAAGCAAGCGCATTACCGATTAAACAATTTTTGATGCGTAATTACAGCTTAGATGAAGCCACGGCTGATGAATGGGTACAACAACTTGAAGAAGAAAAAGCAAGTAGTGATCCTGCACCAAGTGGTGAAGTAGGCTTGTTCGGAGGTGCTGACGATGGAAATAGAACAGATGTTGGCGAAAGCGGACAAGATAGCTGATTATTATGTTAAACTACAGCAAAATATCTTTTATTTGCTGATAGACAGTTTTAAGACGACGAGACCTGAACTGATAAATCAGGATGATCCCGATAGTATTCTAGAGTGGCGCTTGCGTGCTTTATCAAAGATTGGAGCACTGACCAAAGACACTATCAAAATAGTTTCAAACACTTCTGGCAAGTCCGAAAGCTATATCTATGATTTGATCAAAGATGATGGGCTAGAAGTCGCAAAGGACATCAATGCTGAACTATCTGATGCATTGAAACAAAATAAGCCAATCAGTCCAGAAGTCAATAGCATTATCAGCAGTTATGCTGCTCAAACGTTTAGAGATATCGAGAACAATGTCAATCAATCGCTATTGTCCACTAATTATTCAAAAAATGGTGCTGCAAGAGTTTATCAAGATATTATCAATCAAACAGTATTGGAAGTTCAAACAGGTCTTAAAACACCTGATAGAGCCTTGAAGGATAATATTTACAGATGGCGTGACAATGGTATCAAAACTAACTTAGTAGACAAAGCAGGGCACAACTGGAGCTTAGAAGGGTATACCCGCACTGTTATTCGTACTACTACAGCTAGAACTTATAATGATTTGCGTATTCAAAGTATGAAAGATTTTGATAGCGTACTAGCGACTATGTCTAGTCATCCAGCATCAAGGCCAGCTTGTGCCCCTATTCAAGGAAAGATAGTCAATATTGTCCCAAGAGAAAGCCCCAGATGCGATCCTGAATATCCCAGCATTTATGATTACGGTTATGGTAAACCAAGTGGATGCTTTGGAATAAATTGCGGACACAAATTATATCCGTATATCAAAGGCGTGTCGCATAATTTCCAAAAGCAATACGATCCTAAAGAAGCGATCGAAAAGCAAAAGATTCAGCAAAAACAACGGTACTATGAGCGCAATATCAGACGTCTAAAGTACGACTTGGATCTTGCCAGACGCCAAAATGACGTAGCAAGCGAGAGAAAGTTCAATCAAGCCATTAGAGGGTATCAGTCTAAGTTACGAGAGATAGTGAAGAATAACGACTTCTTGACACGGCAGTACGATCGTGAACAGATTGGTAATCCAAGAATTAGAAGCCACGAAGTATTGAAAAAAGAGTTAGCTAAGTTGCATAAAGAATATGGCCCACATGGTTTCCCTAAAGATGTGCAAGAGTACAAGCGATTGTTGTATAATAAAGATACGGGAAAGGCAATGCATGCTTATGTTCAAGCACGAATGCGACATACAGTTGAACCGGTGGTCAGTTATAAAGATTATATTCATATCAAGAAAATTCTTGATAAAGAAATAATTGGTATAAAAACAGCGATTGGACAAGTTATTAGATCCTATTCGGACCACACGCTTGATCGTATTTTTGGTGTTCGTATTGGCCCCGATGGAAAACGTCGAATCGGCGTCCCAATCGATGAAATAAAGAGGATGCTGAAATCTGGCGAAATCGAAAGAAATGATAAAAGACATACCTTTTTGTATAAAATAAACACCGGGTATTTAGTAGTTAATGATAATGGCAAGATAGTTACTGTTGTCCCAAGAAAGGATGATAAACATGGCACGACCTCTAAAGTTTAGAAAAAAGGACTATTTATGGATCAGGGGGAAATATCCTGCTTTTTATAACCTTTTGAAAAACACATCACACCTTGTTGGTGATGAAATTTATGTTGAAGTAGCTGATCAAGGAGCATATGATATTATTTTTGATGGTACTGCTTATGTTTTAATGGACGAAGTTACTGACGATGGTGAGTTGACTAAAGATGGACTTCGTTTCGAGGAAGCATGGGACTATGCGGATCGTGAAGGAGAACTGATTGGAACGAAACAAAAATTGATTTGAAATCTAATTTTCAATTGACCTAAGCAAGTCGTAAAAAGGCTTATTTTTTATGCGATCAGATCAGCGTGGGGCGTTCCACGTAAAATAAATACGTTAGGAGGTATCGCATAATGCAACGAGAATTTTTACAGAATTTAGGACTTAGTGACGATCAAGTGCAAGCCGTTTTGACTCAACATGGTAAGTCGACAAATGAGATCAAGGGAAAACTTGCACAAGCAGAAGAACAGGTAGCGGATTTGCAAAATCAAATCGGTGATCGTGACAAACAACTAAAGAAACTTGAGAAGACTGTTGGTGATAATCAAGAGTTAGCTCAAGAAATTGATAAGTTGCGAAAAGAAAATGAGCAAACTGCCAAAGATTATCAAAGTAAGATCACGAAGCAAGCTAAAGATTTTGCAATCACTAATGCTTTGAAAGATGCAGGGGCTAAAAATACCAAAGCGGTTCTTGCTCTGTTGGATTTAGACAAGGTATCTGTTGATGAAGATGGTCAGCTATTCGGAATTTCCGAACAGTTAGAAGAACTTCAAAAGACGGATGCCTATTTGTTTACACCAAAGCAAATAGAACTAGAGAAAAAGGGCCCTGTCAACCTGTTTGCTGGTGGTAATCCTAGTTCTAACGTGGCTAAGGATCCTAAGAATATGTCATTAGACGAACAGACTGATCTATATCGAAAAGATCCTTCGCAATGGCAAAGTTTGTTCGGCAATAACAATAAATAGAAAGGCGGAATTTTAATGACAACACATTTATCAGATATGATTGTTCCTGAGGTCTTTGGGAACTATGTATTAAATACGGCACTTAAAACCAACCGCTTTGTGCAAAGTGGTATTTTGACACCAGATCCGGATCTTGGACCACATTTGTTGGAAGCAGGTACAAAGATCACAGTACCTTTTATCAACGATCTATCTGGTGATCCAGACAACTGGACCGACACTGACGACATCCCTGTAGATCAACTTACATCAGGTAAACAACTAGGTTTGAAATTTTATCAAAGTAAAGCCTTTGGTTACACTTCATTATCTCAAATGATCTCCGGGGCCCCTATCCAAACAACTATCGGTAATCGTTTTGCAAGCTTCTGGACTCGCGCTGATGAGAAAATGCTATTAGCGGTTTTGGATGGTGTTATGGGCGTAACGAAGGTTAAAAACAGCAAATTCTATGATGCAACTTCTAAGACGCCAACAGACGCAGCTTTCAGTGCCAAAGGTTTTATTGCAGCCATTGGTTTGATGGGCGATCTTCAAGATACTTCATTTGGAGCAATTGCCGTTAACTCTGCTACCTACTCAATGATGAAGCTGCAAGGGCTTATCGAAACTATTCAACCTCAAAATGGCGCTATGCCTTTTGAAGCATATAATGGTTTGCGGATCGTACTTGATGACGATATCCCAGTTGATCTGACTAACAAGCAAAAGCCAACAACAACGTCTTATATCTTTGCTCCAGGAGCAGTTCGTTATTCTAGCGTTTTGGCAAGTACTGAAACTAAGTATGATCCGATCGAAAATGGTGGGACAGATACGATTGTTCAAAAACGTGTAGGAACGATTCACGTTGCTGGCACGTCAGTTAAACCATCATTTGCACCAACTAAGAGCACATTCCCGACGATGGAAGAGTTTGGCAAGTCTAGCACCTGGGAAGTTGTTGATGGCATTGATCCACGTACTATCGGCGTTGTTGCATACAAAGCTGAGTTAGATCCTGCATTAGTTCCAGGCGCAGAAGTTACAACTGCTGGCCTAGGAGCTGCAGTTCCTGGTACAGGACATTAGGAAAGGTCGTGAGCTGAATGCTAAGCTTTTCAGAATATCAAGAGCTTGGTGGTAGGCTGACTGATGAAGTTATATACACCAAGTTGGAGCATGATGCAGTTCAACTTTTGAACACTGCGACACAGATGTTTTATGTTAGAAATGACATCAGCACTGATCAAGATGAGTGGCGGGTAAAGATGTTTAAAATGGCTTTAGTTGCACAGATTGATTACACAAATGACGTCGGTGCTTCGACAGAGTATGAAATGGCACAAAAAGCTGTTAAGAGTGTGTCTATTGATGGAACTACTGTTACAACTGACGGAACATTCAAAGATAGTAGCACTGGCGGGATCTATAATATTGCTTTAGATTACCTTCTTCAAACAGGCTTGCTTTTTGGGGGTGTGGACATATGTTAAAGCCACCAAAAAATATGTGCAATCAAAACATTATCCTGAAGCTTAAAGTTGAAGATCCTGACGATATTTACGGTGAGTCTACTGATTTTGACGAGATTAAGTTAGATAATTGTGTGGTCCACGCTCGTACTGTCTACGAAGGATCCAACAACAATCGTCAGATCGTATCAAATGCAACTGTTATGCTATATTCTGGGATCACGACACCATTTATTGAACTGACAAAGGATCATCTTGGCTCAAAGGTCGAGTACAACGGTATTGAATACACGTTGACAAACATCAGCGAGTCAAGAGATCCATTCAGTGACGAGCTTTATCAATACAAACTACAAGTTGTTTAGGGGTGAATTAAGTGAGCGTTAAAGTCAATGTTAGTAGTGACGGCTTAGATAGAAAGTTCAGTCATTCCAGCTTAGTTCGTGGTCGTAAAGCGGCGGCTAATGATGCACATCAAGCTATGGAAAAATACGTACCTATGCTTCATACCGATGCTTCAACAAATTTGCGGAGCATGTCATTTGTAAACAGTGACGGGACTAGCATAAACTACAATGCTGTGTACGCCAGAGCCCAGTTCTACGGTTTTGTTGGTCGTGCTCCGGGGCATCGTGTACATAATTACACGACTCCGGGGACTTCAAGACGTTGGGATCTACGTTTGAAAGGCAATAAGCATGACATGGTCTTAGTCAAAGAGGCCTTTGTAAAGGGGGCTCAATGGAATGGATCTTGATCTTCAAGAATCATTAGCAAAGTCAATTATAAAAGGGACTGGCCTAAAACTTAAAGTAGCTTATTTATCGCCTGATAGCGATATTGGCTTAGTACCTGTGCAAGGATCCCACGTTGTTGAGGCTGACTATTCAGGCAATCAGCTTTGGCAGTACAATTATGCGATTACGATCAAAACTAAAAGCGCACGAGAGGCTAAGGAAAAGCTCTTTGCTATCAGCAACTATTTGAATGGCTTGGATGAGCTATTAAGTGGAAATGGTAGCTTCAGATTTAATAATTTAGAAGTTTCTAGTGCGCCGAGTGAATTACTAGAAGATACAGCAGGGACGGTGATGTATGAGTTAGACATCGCCGTTTTTGTATACACAAAACGATAGGAGGCCGTATAGATGGCAAAAAATACAAAGCCCATTGTGGGTACAGAATTAACAACTAAGGGGGCAGCGCTCAACGTTGTTAATAAATTATATCTTGATACGACAGATTCAACAGATCTAAATGATGTCACTACCGGCAAATGGGCGTGGTTAGCGTTAGATATTACGCAGATCACTCCAAGTGCCAATGAAACTTCGCAATCCGATGCTGACTATGCAGGTAACGGTTTTGGGTCTACTGAAATTACTTCTAAACGTTATCAATTAGCGGTTACTGGTAAACGTCACATTGGTGATGCTGCGCAAGATTATGTTGCAACTAAACAATTTGCGATCGGTAATGCTCTGCATACTCGTGCACTTTGGATTGATAATGGTGAAGCTATCTTGGCAGAGGTCACATTGTCAAACATTGTTCCAACGGGGGGTAATGCTAATGCTAGCCAAACGTTCCAAGTGACGATCGTGTTCAACGGTGCACCGGTTGCAATTGATGGCAAGCTGACAATGAGCGATCAACCCACAGAAGATGGCACATACACAGCGACAGTTACACCAAAGAACCAAGGCTAAAAAACATAGAAACAGAGACGAGAAATGTGAGACGAAAAAAGAAAGGGAATTTAATTATGTCAGTACTTAATTTAGATCAACAATTAACAGTCGATAACAAAAAGACAGTCCAAATCGGTGGTAAAGAATACGAGCTTATCTTTAACGATAAATTTGCCAAGCTTGTTGCCGATATGCAACTCAAGGTGGCAGAAGCAACAAAAGACTTTGATGGCGATGCTAAATTAGAGCAATTTGCCAAGAAAGAATACGCTGAACAAAAAGAACAGTTGATGACAGCTTTCGATAAGGGCAAAGTAGTCGTCATTGACGCCTTAGATCAGTTGTTAGGTGAAGGCGAGGGTGAACGTTTGTACAAGCACTACAACGAGTCTACTCAAGCTTTGATCGCTTTAGTTGCCTTATTGAATAAAGCTGCAAATGATGCTGTGTGTGAAACTAAAGCTAAAAACCGAGCTGAGCGTCGAGCTAAATATAAGAAAAATCACTAGAGGTGATGTGGCATGCTAAGTTTAACGCAAGATCCGTTAAATGAAGTGATCTTCAATGGTAAGAGCTACCACCTAGACTTAGCTTTCGATACAGTTCTTCAATATCTACAGCTTTCGTCAGATGAAGATCTGTCAAAAGAGGAAAAGGTGGAGTATGCTATCACTCTCTTTTTGGATGAGCAAGATCTACCTAACGATCCAGAGTTTTATGAGCTAATATTTAAAGCTGTGAATGAAGAAATAACGGCAGATCCTTATGGCAATAATATGCCAAATAGTAACCCGTTTGGACTAGCGCCAATTAAGTATTTTGATTACGTTCAAGACGCAGAAGCTATTTTTGCTAGTTTCATGCGTGAGTATAAAATCAACCTACTCAAACAACGTGGGAAAATGCACTGGCGAGAGTTCAAAGCTTTATTTGATGGATTAAGTGAAAATTCGTACATGCAACGTATCATTTCCATTAGACAGCGTGATCTAAGCGAAGTTAATGATAGTAAGATGCGTCAGCAATTGACAGAAGCTAAAAGTTACTATGCGCTAGACGAGCCGCAAAAAGAAGAAGTCAAGCAAGAGCACGTAGCACAGACATCAGCGTTATCTGCAATGTTCAAAGCTATGCAAGGTCAAGTAAAGAAAGGGGGCTAGTGAATGGCAGCAGATGCAAGTGTTGTTATTGATTTTGATGTCAAAATGCAACAATTAGAATCAGATAGAGATCAGATCAATAAAATTTTGTCAGCAATCGGTGAAAATACTGGCGACAAGATGGATGACGAATTCAAAAAGTCAGCTGATAAAGTTGTAAGCGAGGCAAAAAATGTCAAAAAAGATGTCGATGCAGAACTCAAAAAGCCAACAGCCACGATCACACCTAAAGTTGATGATAGCGAAGCGCAGAAAGGTACACAAAAGATCATCACTAGCCTTCGTAAGATTCCTAAAGATCAAAAGGTAAAGTTAGATGCTGACGCTAAAAAGGCAGGCATAGACGATTTTACGAACCTTTTGAAACGGGTCCCTAAAAAAACTCGAACGGAGATCTTGGCTCAAGCGCAAAAGGGCGAAGTGATCGATTATGAAACGTTGCTAAACAAGCTACCTAAAAAGGTCTTGACTGAAGTTCAATTAAACGACAACGCAAGCGATAAGTTAAGGACTATTAAGAAAGAATCCGAAAATACTAAAAATGGCTTTACGCGCTTAAAAACTATTGTAGCTGGATCATTTCTTGGTGGTGCTGCGCTAAGCGGTGTGTCTATTCTTGTTGATGGTCTAAAAAATGTTGCCGTTGAAGGGGCGAATGCTTCAGATGCGATGGACAAATTTAGATCAACAATGAAACTTGGTGGCTTTGGTGAAGCTGAGATCAAAAAGGCCTCTGATCAAGTCATGGACTATGCTAACAAGACGGTCTATGACCTTGACGACATTTCTAATACGACCGCTCAGTTAGCCGCTAACGGTGTTAAGAACTACATGGGGCTAACAGAAGCCGCCGGGAATTTGAACGCCCAAGCTGGTGGTAATGCTGAAACATTCAAATCGGTTGCAATGATGCTTACTCAAACTGCTGGTGCTGGCAAACTGACTACTGAAAACTGGAATCAACTTGCTGACGCTATTCCGGGTGCTTCCGGTGTACTACAAAAAGCAATGAAAGACGCCGGCGCATACACTGGCAATTTCCGTGATGCTATGGCTAACGGCCAAATCACGGCGGAGGAGTTTAGCGACGCTTTGATGAAGCTTGGACAGACAGACGGAGCTAAAAAGGCTGCTGAGTCAACTAAGACTTTTCAAGGTGCGATTGGTAACTTAAAAGCGGCAGTCACTGACGGCATGAAGAATGTCATAGACGCTTTTGGTAAGGATCGTATCACCGGGCCTATTAACGGTTTTAGTGGCGCAGTTCAGGAGGCATTTGGGAAGGTCACAAAGACGATCGAGAAAAATAAGAAAGTTATCGATAACGTTGGCGCGGTGTTCTCTAATGTATTTAAAATAGTTGGTGTTGTCGGTAAAGCAGCTTTTGATACAGTGAAAGATGCCATATCTGGTAGCATAAAAGCTTTTGACTTGGTAATGGAAAAAGTTAACAAACTGGTTCCCGGCATGAGCAAGCTAGGCAAAAGTACCTCATCAGTGACTAAACACGAAAAAGCTTTAAGAGCTGTAGGGGTCGCAATCGGTACTATTGTTACAGCTCTGATCACTTTCAAAACAGCTCAAAAAGCAGTGGCGGGCGTTAGTTCGGCAATAAAGACATTATCCAATGTGACAAAAATCGCTTCCGGTGTTCAAAAAGCTTTTAATTTAGTGATGGCCGTTAATCCGTATGTGTTGATCGCTACCGCTATAGTTGCGGTCGGAGTGGCCTTTTATCAAGCGTACAAGCATTCTAAAACATTCCATGATGGAGTAAACAAAATTGCTAAAGTAGTTGTGTCATTTGCTAAAGATGCTTGGAAACACATTTCGGATCTATTCAGCAAAGTTACAAAGATCGTTAAGAAAGTCTGGAAAGAGATTGAACCGATTGTTAAGTCCGGAATGAAAGTTATTCGTGCGGTGATTGAGCTAGAAATGGCTATCATTCAAAAGGCTTGGAATAGAGCTTGGAATACAATCAAAACGGTCGTTCAAGCGATTTGGAAAATCATGGAACCGATCGTTAAATTAGGAATGGGAGTTATCAAAGGCGTTATCTCTGGAACGATGAGTATCATCAGTGGCCTTTGGAAAGGCGCGTGGAATTTGATCAAGGGCGTCTTGCATGGAGTTTGGGAGATAATGAAGTCAATCGTAAAAAACGCCTTAGATGTGATAGCAGACGTTATCAAGATTGTAACTAATGCAATCAAAGGCAACTGGTCCGGTGTTTGGAAAGGCATTAAAAACCTATTTAGCGATATTTGGAATGGTATCAAGTCTACTGGATCGGGAGCAATCAACGGTTTAAAAGATATTATTATCGGAGTTGCTAAGAGTATTGATAGTGCTTGGAGAGGAATTTGGAACGGGGTTGCAAAATTCTTTAGTGGGATTTGGGACGGCATGAAAGACGCTGCTAAAGCTGGGTTTAATGGCATTATTGACTTTGTTAATGGTGGTATCAAAGGTATTAATAGAGTTGTTCATTCCTTCGGTGGTAAAAAACAGACCATTGACCTTATTCCACGTTTGAAAAATGGCGGACGTATTTCAAAATCAACACTAGCATTAGTCAATGATGAGGAAAGTCCAACATATCGAGAAGCTATTTTCAGGCGTAATGGTTCGGTTGAATTACCGCAAGAACGCAACGTTCTTACTCATCTTGAAGCCGGCGACGCAGTCATGCCAGCTAAACAAACAGCTATGTTGCTAGGACTACCGCAATATAAAAACGGATTCGGTGATTGGTTAGACAAAGCGGCAAACTTTGTCGGCGACGTTACAGGTGATATCGGTGATTGGTTAGCTGATAAGATAGATCAACTAGAAGATGCTCTAAAAGATCCGTCAAGTATCTTGATGAGGCTTTTCAAAAAGAGCAAGAATAACGCCGAAGCTGTCTGGCATGACATCGGTGAAGGTGCTGGCGAATATGTACCTAAACAAGCTGTTGACTGGTTCAGAAAGACACTCGAAGGATTCAAAAAGAAGTTTGATGAGTCTGGTGGCTCTAATCCGCCGGGAGAAGGCACCCAACGTTGGGAACCTTATGTTAAAAAGGCGTTAGCCGCTAACGGTTTACCAACATCAGCTGCTTACGTACAGGCTTGGTTGCGTCAAATTCAAAGTGAATCCGGGGGGAACCCTAAAGCGGTACAAGGTGGATATGTCGATATTAATACGTTGACTGGTGACTTGGCTAAAGGGTTATTACAAACTATTTCAGCAACTTTCAATGCTTATAAGTTTCCTGGTCATGGCAATATTTTTAACGGTTACGATAACATGTTAGCGGCGATCCACTATGCTAAAGCTCGTTATGGATCAGATATGCTTGCTGTCATCGGACACGGTCATGGTTACGCTAACGGTGGTCATGTCTATAACAAGCAATTAGCTTGGATCGCAGAAGATGGAGACGAGTTTGTGATCAATTCGAGGCGCGACAATGCAGATAATCTACTACTGAATGCGATAGCCCAACGAGCTTCTGTCGCTCCTAACAGCCCGTCTGCGAGGTTGGCTAAAATGGTTGATCAGACTAGATTCAGTTCTGTTAATGGTTATGGTATAGCGGTACCCTCAGTAACAGGGCAACAATCACAGGCATTAACGTTGACGGATAATGATAACATTGACTATACATCTCAACTTAAGAGCATAGGTTCAAAACTTGATGATATTATGCAGAAAAAAGTTTTCATTGATGGTTCAAGCTTTTCAAAAAGCTATGAACGATATGGCGCCGTTGAACGTAACAGAAGGAATACGATGATGGAAAGGGGGATGTCGATTGACTCAAGAATCTAGGCCATACGGATTTGAATTCAATGGTCGGCATTCAAGCGAGTTTGAGTTGCGTGTATTGGATACTAAATCGGTTACTCTACCTGCCAAGCGAAAATCACAGTTGCAGCTACCATATCGAACAGGCTACATTGACCTAAGCAATCTCTATGGACTCAATACGTATGATGAGAGGACGGTAACTTTTCCATGCAAACTACCTTATGGACGTTCTGATTTGTCTACCTTAAATCTAAAGCTAACCGAGCTGATGAACTGGCTGATGAAACCTACCGGCAAGATTCTGCTCAAGGACGATGCGATGCCGGGTTATGCGTTTCTCGCAGAAGTGCAAACGGCACCGACAATCGAAGAAGAATGGGACTTTTGCAAAGTTACGATTGTTTTTCAGTGCTACGCATATCGCCTGAAGCGCTGCTACGATGACGTCTGGGACACGTTCTACTTTAATCTTGATGCAGCCTCTAATTTGGAAGTAACGGTTAACGGTCATGAGAGCATTCTGTTGATAAATACAGGTCATAACCGGGTTCGGTTGACTGTGACCTGCTCCACGGCCATGTCTGCGTCAGTCAATGACCATGTCTTCGCGCTTAAAGCCGGGGACAATGTCAATCCTTACCTGGAGCTGATGCCCGGCGAAAATGTCGTTAACATCGAAGGCACTGGTAAGGTTAAGTTTAAATGGACGGAGGAAGTGCCATGACAAAAGGGTTTAGAATTACGATTCGTGAAGGTTGGAACGGGGCGGAGAAGGTGCTTAACTCGGATATCTTCCCGCATTATCGGCTCGTTTCGGCTGTTTTGTCTAAAAGCACTTCATCTTATGACACGTTCACCTTCACGATTGACTCGACACATGCTTTGTATACTGAAATCGATCCTTACAAGTGTTTTGTAAAAATAACTCGTCCGGACAAGAATGCGACTCTTTTCGAAGGGCGAGTTTTAACGTATACGGATAGCATGGATAGTTCGGGTACGGTTGAAAAGCAAGCTACGTGTGAGGGCTTGGAAGGGTTCCTGCACGACAGCGTACAACCGTGGAGGGAGTTCCATAACACGACGCCAAAGGACTTTCTGCAGTCTCTCATAACCGAGCACAATAAGCAGGTCGAGTCCTACAAGCAGATAACGCTCGGGACGGTCACGGTGACAAATTCAACGGATAACGTGTATCGATATGCTGATGATACCAAAGATACGTATGATAACATACAAGACAAGCTCATCAGTCGCTTGGGTGGAGAAATGAGACTCCGAAATGAAGGCGGGAAACTGTTCCTGGACTATGAACCTGAGATATCGTCGGAATGCCCGCAGAGAATCGAGCTTTCGCACAACATGGTCTCGAGCTCACGGAACGTTGATCCGACAGAAATCGTAACGGTGCTCAAGCCACTTGGCGCAACTCATGAACGTCAGAACAGTGATGGCAGCACCGACGTTTCAAGCCCGCACTTAACAATTGCCAGTGTTAATGGAGGCAACGATTATCTGCGTGACGATCAGCTGATCAGTCAATTCGGAATCCATGTCAAAACTGAAACATGGGAAGACGTAACAACGCCACAGGCTCTGCTTGCAAAAGGCAGGGCTTTTCTTAATGCTCAAAAGGCGATTAAATATCAGCTTCAAGCCGGTTATATCGATTTGTCTTTCCTGGAAGAAACTATCGGGATGATTGAATGCGGGACCTATGTCCGCATTGTCAATCAGCTGGAGGGTCTGTATGCGACGGAACGCATCGTGGCCATGTCGCTTGATTTGTTGGACGTGGCAAACTCAACGTTAACGCTGAGCGATAATCCGATTGATTTGGATACGTATCGATCGCAGAAACGGTCAGAAACCGACGCACAGAAGGCGCTGATCAACAGATTGATAATGCGTCAATCAAAGAGCAACAAGGAAATTGCTGATTTGTCCAAGCAGAATCAACAATTGTCCGACAATTACAGCAAGCTGTCAAGCGATTATGCCAAACTGTCTGAACGAGTTAAACAGCTTGAAAACAGCGGTGGCAATACCCCGGCTTGGACGTCTGGTAGCAAATTTATTGATTTGTCATCGAACAATGGCAGTCAGGCTCAGTCATGGTATGACAGCTTGCACCAGAGCGGAGTTAAGGGCTTGATGATCAAGCTCACCGAAGGCTCGGAAGCGGGCAGTGCGTATCTCAATCCATTGTTTGACGAACAGAAGAGCCGTGGCATAGCCGCCGGTATGAAGTTCGTGGGAGCGTACCACTATCTGCTGGCAGTGTCTGTTGTCGACGCGCAGGCGGAAGCACGATGGTTCTTAGGCAAGCTCAAGGCCAAAGGTATACCGACAACTGCTGTTGTATCGTGCGACGTTGAGGACAGTTCTCTTGCCAAGGACAAGGCAACGCTGACTGCGGAGGTGGATGCATTTAACAAGGTCCTTAGTGATGCAGGGTATGTCAATACCTGCGACTATTCCAGTGCTTCATGGTTCAGCAGTAGATTCGACAGTCATGCCAAATACAAGTGGGTCGCCAGCTGGGGTGCATCGTCCAAGCCGGCAATAGCTGACGCATGGCAGTACACTGACAAATACAATGGAGCGAGTCTGGACTGCAGCTACAGTTACAATCAGATTTTTGTCTAGGGAGTGATTTAATGACAGTAGATTACAGGGATCCGACGCATATCATGCCGACTGATAGTCCTGTTGACCAATCCAAGGTGTCTGAGGCAAATAAAACGTTGGCTAAGTGGTTGCGCCAGAAAATGTATGGTGTTGACGTGAGAGAATCGTTGGCCAGGCTTGCAGAACAGACGTCTGCTGACGTGTATGATGACAGGCAGACGGTTCTTGATTACAAAAATCATGCAAACAACGAGGAGCAAGCGTTGCGCAATTTGGCCAACAAGCTCTCCCAGGAATTCAACAGTATTCTGAATTCCAAAGCCGACAATGCCGAAGTCGTTAACGCGCGTATTGATGTATCCGGTGCAGTCTATGAGACGCTTAAATCGAGACTGGATGCAATGCAGCTCAATCTCAATACGTTTTACCAAGCCGGACAGGTAGATCCGCAACTGCATATCTTGTGCGTCAAAGACATCGCCACTGATAGCGATAATGTCAGGTCCTCGCCCATGGTGCAGATTACAGGAGGGACCAGTCCTGACGGTGATTTGACGGTGACGTCATCTACACGGCTAAAAATTGACAAGGTAAAGGATGTGTAAATCGTGGCTAAAATCAAAAAAATGATGGAACTTGAAGAAAATGGCGATGAGCAACAGTTCTTCCCGCAAACACACGCTGATGCCGTACTGGATTTGCACAAGTATTTAAAAAAATACGTGATACCAGGAGCGGTCAACGGTAAGGACGGAAAAGACGGAACTAACGGGCTAAGTGCGTATGACATCGCTGTTATCCAGGGTTTTAAGGGCACGGCGACCGATTGGATCCGCTCCTTGAAAGGCGATAAGGGCGATAAAGGAGACAAAGGCGAAGTCGGAGCAACAGGACCTCGTGGCTTAACGGGTGAAACCGGTCCCCAGGGGGTTCAGGGTCCCAAAGGTGATACTGGTGCAACAGGTGCTGCTGGTCCAATAGGATTAACTGGCGGCACTGGTGCACAAGGCCCTCAGGGATTGCCGGGAGCAACCGGTCCGCAGGGTATTCAGGGCGTGCAGGGACTCGAAGGTGCTACTGGTCCTAAAGGAGATAAGGGGGATACCGGTGCACAAGGGCCACAAGGCGTTAAGGGCGACACTGGAGCAACAGGTACTGCCGGTGTACGTGGGCCTCAAGGTATACAAGGGCTCCAAGGTCCCAAGGGGGAACGAGGAGATTCCGGTGTCACCGTGCCGGCAAACGGGTTCTTTACGCTGACCGTTGATGCCAACGGGGATTTGTGGGCAGTTTCGAGCGGAAGTGATGCTCCTGAATTCTCGCTCGATTCGGACGGTAATCTGTACTATGTTACAAATGAATGAGGTGAGTAAATGACAAAGACGTTAATCGGCAACATCAAAGGGCCTAAAGGAGATACCGGTGCACAAGGTCCTCAAGGTGTTAAAGGCGATACGGGAGCTACAGGAGCTACTGGTCCGAGGGGGCCACAGGGTATACAGGGTCCGGCTGGGCCTACCCCTACAATCGGAAGCAACGGCAACTGGTTCATCAACGGCACTGACACCAAGAGCCCAAGCCGCGGTTCACAAGGTCCTCAGGGCGTACAGGGCGTGCAGGGTCCGAGAGGCGCAACCGGATCACAGGGGCCGACTGGAGCAACCGGTCCGGCCGGTCCGACACCGACAATCGGATCAAACGGAAATTGGTTCATCAACGGTGTCGATACTAATAAACCTAGTCGAGGGGTACAGGGGCCACAGGGCATTCAAGGACCTAAAGGAGCTACTGGGGCAACAGGTTCACAGGGACCACAGGGAATTCAAGGCCCAAAAGGTGCTACGGGAGCAACCGGTGCAACCGGAGCAACAGGTCCGACCGGCCCGCGCGGCCCTCAAGGACCAGCCGGACAAAACGCAACGACAACGGCAAACGCTACGCAGAAAACCAACGGTCTGATGTCGTACACCGACAAAACCAAGTTGGACACTCTGCAAATAGTCAAAATTACTAAGATAAAGGATGTGTAAACTATGACGTATATCGCACAACTATCAGATGGATCTAACACGCAGTTTTTCCCGCGCACCAGATGGGATGCGCTGCTTAACGTGCCATCGTTGGTACAACCTAGTGCGCTTAAAATTACCAGATGGAATAATGCTGTAACGGCTAAAAATGGATTTTCTCTATCTGATAAGACCTATATTGAACGGGCGGACTTTGTTAACTTTTCACTGCTTGTTTTTTATACAAGCTGGCTTAGATATCCTAAATTGGATGCGTGGAAACTTGTAGAAGCGGTAGCAATTCCATCATCGATTCTAAACGGATACACAAAAGCCACAGGATTATCAACTCGTTATCGAATTAATCCAACACAAGACGTTTCGCTAAGTGACAATTTAACGGCATTATGCACCTATCCTCGCCAAGCGATTGCAGCTGGTACCGGAACGGCTATTGAGATGGCGTATTTAATCCATAACTAAGGAGGAAAATTATGCTAATCTACTATTACGATGAAAACAACATCTATACTCACACCGACCTCATCGATGATGGCGGTACACTGCCACAGAATGCAACTACTGTGGCACCGGTTGATTCCAACGGTGTCGGTCTGTATGAGCCTGTCACGTGGCACGTAGACACGCAAACATGGTCTGGTGCGACTAAAGAGGAGTACGATGCGGCTCACCCTGCTGACACAGTAGCTGTGACGCCTACCGCTGATCAGCAGGCACGGGCTCAGCAGATGCTCGCCATGGCCAACTTGACAAACCAGGTTGCCATGCTACAGAAGACGGTTGCGACGCTGATGGTTCAGAATGCTGCTAATAAGGAGGATAAACAAAATGTATAGCTATGATATTGTAAATGAATTTTACCGAATGGGGCTCTTTACCAAGGAGAACGTGCAGCTTTTTGTGCGAGTTGGACTGTTCGCCAAAGAGGACTATGCCAAGATGTTCCCTGAGGACGCGCAGACAACGACTGTCTGAAGTATGACGGGAGGGCGGGACGGATTTAATACGGAGATGATGATTTTGGTACATGGATTATGGGGGTTAAGCTGGGGGGAAATTCTCAGTTTGGTGACGCTCATCGGCGGGTTAATCACACTTGGGTCCAAACTGTTCAAGAGTGGGATTGCCAATGTTCTGGCCCCGCTTAGGTCGTCACTCGATGAGCTTAATGTTAATCTGAAGAGATTGAATGGGAATTTCCACAGGCAGGAATCGGAAATCGAAAAAATCAATGAGGATCTCAGACATCATGAACTGCAGCTGCAGGAGCACGATTTGGAAATTAAGAATCTTAAGGAGGATACTAATCATGGGAGATAAAATCAGAAAGGCACTATACAATGCAGACGGAACGCTGAATCGGGGGACGGTAGTCGGACTAGTGTCGGCGCTGCTGCTTTTTGCTCAGCAGATTGCCGGGATTTTTGGGCTGGATTTGACAGGACAGATGTCTGCGGTGCAGGACTGTGTAAATACAGTGCTGACAATCTTGACAGTTCTTGGCGTCATGTCGGTTCCGAAAGGTGGCGAATCTTCTGATGGCAAAAATCAATAAGGTTGTTGCAAGTCTCGCAGTTGCGGGGCTTTTTTTATGCAGTCAAAACGTGCAGGCAAATAGATTAGGCCAGGACGTATCCAGCTATCAATTGAGTGATTTTGAGTACATGCTACAACGCAAACAGTTAGGTTCTGACTTTACCATTGTCAAGCTAGGCGGGTCCGGTGGCTTTGAAGGAGAACATTATCAAAATCCAAAAGCTTCGGCACAACTGGCTAATGCGTCAAAAAGCGGTCAGGACGTTGCAGGCTATTTCTGGGGACAGTTTGGATCAGATAGATTGCTCGCGCAAAAGATGGCCAGGTATGCAGTAGCGGATGCGCACAGGACAGGGTTAAAACAGGGAGCTGCTATTGCGCTGGATTACGAGCAGGGAGCATCGATGTCAAGCACAGCCAATACCGATGCAATTATTGAATTTATGTCAGCCATTAAAGACGCGGGGTATAAACCGCTACTATATAGCGGTGCCTATTATATGAAAAGATATGTAGATATTGAGCGCATTGGCAAGCAATTTGGAACGTGCCTGTGGGTTGCTAGCTATAAGACAACCGGGTTACAGTTAGCTCCGGATTTTGCTTATTTCCCGTCAATGAACTATGTAGCGATGTGGCAATTTGCGGATAACTGGCATGGTACTGATGGAAACGTGGAACTTGTTTCTGTTATTAAAGGAGATGTTAAAAACGCCGTGGCGGTTAAGCCGACTGTTACTGTTTCTGGGAGCTACTATACTATTCGGCCTGGCGATTCGTGGTGGTCAATCGCAAATCGTTTTGGCATGGACATGTATCAGTTGGCACAGCTTAATGGCATGTCGATCAACAACGTTATTCATCCGGGGCAAAAAATTAAAGTTAAGGGCACAATCAAAAACGGTGCCAAACCAGTTAAAAATAACAATACTAGCTCTTATGTTGTTAAGCCTGGTGATTCGTGGTGGAGCATTGCGGCTAAGTATGGACTTTCTATGTATACGTTGGCGCAACGCAACGGCAAGACGATTTACACTGTTATCCACCCGGGCGACAAGCTGACAATCAGCGGGCAGACTGCCACACGAGCCTACACTGTCAGACGTGGCGACACGTTGAGTGGCATTGCTAGCCGGCTTGACGTATCGGTAAGCTCATTGGTCACACGTAACCGTATAGGCAACCCTAACAGGATTTATGTTGACCAGCGTTTGTTATACTGACAATTTTGAATAGATAGGTAAAGGCACACTGGTCAAATGACTGGTGTGCCTTTTTTGTGAGGTTAACTAGTTGTCCAAAAGTTGTCCAAATACGGTGTAAACATTGATATACCAACAACGGTGTTACCGATCACCGGTATCAAAATTTATAGTTAAATTGTTTAAACCCCGTTTTGACGGGGTTTTTGCTTTATAGTTGTAACTAAAAAGAGTTAAAAATCTTGAAGTCGTTGTCCAATTGTTGTCCGTAAGCGGTCATTAAATAAGCGTTCTTCATAAACCTCCGATATCTTGGTATGCTTTAGACATCAAGTATATCGGAGGTTTAAATATGAAATTGAATGACGTCGTGGAAGTCAACCTTGTTGACCGAAGCCATAAAGAAACATATCTATCGGTCAGGGAAATGGCTGCGAAAATTATTACGGAAGATGTTGAAATCCGAATTTACAACGGAGCTTCGAGAGAGATTTTCAAAAATTTGAATAACTATCTTTAAACTACGCCTTGGGCCAAGAAAAGAATATTCTGAACATCTTTGAAAAAGGATATTTTGAATTGTCCAACAACAGCGCAGAGCGCGCTGTCAAAGAAAGCGTGATGGGGAGAAAAAACTGGCTGTTTTCATCAACTTTTGAAGGCGCAAGGGCTAATGCCGCTGGTATACACGGCCAAACTTAATCAGTTGGATCCTGAAAAATACTTGAGAAAAGTATTAATGAAGATTACCAACATTGAAGTATTTGATCCTGAAAGGTTACGCCATCTTCTCCCATGAAACATCGATCTTACCTCGTAAATAAGAAAATAAAAACGATGCATACGCAATAACCTGAGATAATGATACTATCTCGGGTTATTTGTGTACACACCGCTGTTTTAACGACCGCTTACCACGAAGCAGCCGTTGCTGAACTAAAAAGTCTGGCTCTCTAGGAATACAGTTGTAGCAAGAGAAAGCACTTCTTCAAGCAACTGCACGTCAAACCGGATTCAGTTTGGCGGAAACAGCAAGTGCAATGGGCGTTTTGAGAAACAATGGTTTGGAAGCAGACAAGGCTTTGGTAAAACTGGTCGCTTAGTGAGTAATAGCTTTGAACAAGCATTTTGTTAATTCGGGGAAGGTTAAATCATGATATAATAATCTCAAGAAGATAAACGTTCTTACGGAGGTGATAGCATGTATTATAAAAAGCACAAAGGCGAGCTTAAATCAGACTTAATTGCTCTTTTTGTTACACTTGCAATTTCATTTGTAGCTACCATAGTCTTGGGAAACCACTGAGTAGATATCTCGGGAATTTTAGACGTCATCGGTTTTTTAACACTTGTTATCGCATTCTTTTACTGGATGTTCAAGAGCTTTATCTACTTATTGCGCTGGATATTCGGTAGCAAATGACATGTTGATCCCGAGCCAAGCCCGTCAGAAACGGCGGGAAGGTGTAACGACTAGAGAAAAAGTAAGCTAAAAATCAAGCGAGTCTCTGAAGGCTCGCTTTTTTCATGCGGAAATTTCCACGAAGGTAAAGCTCCTTGAAAATGGTATAATAACGATAGATATAATGAAAAAACTACTGAGGTGGGTGATAAAGATGAAATTATATAAGCCACAAAAGGGTGAAGTCAAAAAAATGTTTATCGATATCCTATGTATCGGCTACAGCTCATCAGGCGGGATTCAGTTTGTCTGAAACGGCAAGTGCCATGGGTGTTTTGAGTAATAATGGTTTGGAAGCAGACAAGGCTTTGGTAAAACTGGCCGCTTAGCGAGAAATTGCTTTGAAAAACAACTTTGTTAATTCGGGGAAGGCTAAATCATGATATAATAATCTCAAATAGATAAACGTTTTTACGGAGGTGATAGCATGTACAAGTGGAAGAAGGGCGATGGTAAGACAATGGCGGCTCTTGTAGTCGCCTGCGTAATTGGTTCAGTCGCAGGCTTTATTTGGGGCATATGCGATTTACCGTCGATTGATGATATTTTTAAAAGAGCTGCTGAATTTGCATTAATATTCATTTTTCTTGCTGTCTCCGGCGTAATTTCGTTTATCGGTGGGTTATTCAAGTGACATGTTGATCCCGAGCCAAGCCCGTCAGAAACGGCGGGAAGGTGTAACGACTAGAAAAAGTAAGCTAAAAATCAAGCGAGTCTCTGAAAGCTCGCTTTTTTCATGCGGAAATTTCCACGAAGGCAAAGCTCCTTGAAAAGGATATAATAACGATAGATATAATGAAAAAGCTACTGAGGTGAGTGATAAAGATGAAATTATATAAGCCGCAAAAGGGTGAAGTCAAAAAAATGTTTATCGATATCCTTGGAAGTGCAGTGGTAGCAGTCATCCTAGTTGCGCTGGGTGTACCGTCTATTAGTCAAATAATAGATGGCATTGGTAGTATTTTCTTTGTTTTTATTATTTTCTCTATTGGTGGATTTATTTCATTTATCGGTTGGTTGTTCAAATAATTTTGCGAGTCCTTACAGACTCGCTTTTTTAGTACCATAGGAAAAGCGATATTCTGGAATACAGGAAAATCGTTGATGTTTTAGGGGTAGAAAAATCACCCATTTCGTTGGCTGAATTTCAAAATTTGAAGTATAATGACGTTGAAAAGTACAAGGAGTTAAAAGACCGTGTCGTTTGAAGTGAAGCTAATTTTCCAAGCGAAAAATCTTTAAATGGGCATTTTGAGAAACATGCTAAAGAATTTGTACAAAGTATGACCTAGGAAGATTACCAGAAAGCTACTGCAAGTCTGTTGTCACAACCCGTTGATGATGCTACTGTCGGTTACGAAACCGAGGAAGGTCGGAGATTAAGATATGATAAAAAGAACAATATCATGGCTATCGGGAATTGCACCGCTAGTGATAAAATCAGAATCAATACAATGCTGAGACCAGAAAAAGGAGAAGAATACTACAATGAAAACTACGACAGAGATTATAATGGTTGATGAAGAAGAATGTATCCATTGCCCTGTTTGTGGAAGACTAGTTCAATTGTTCGACGTTTGTGAATGCAATTGGGAAAATACAGGAGAAACAAATATTGATGGTGGTCCCAATAAAATGACGTTAGCAGAAGCTAAAGAGGCTTATGCTAAAGGCTTAGAAATTTACTAAAAGCACACTAACAAACAAATAGGTTAGGGTGCTTTTTTATACCCAAAAATAGGAGTAAAAAATGATTAACACATATTAAAGGGTTTAAAAATCTTTTCAAAGATTAATACCTCCCAGCGATAGGGTTATCATGCGATTACAGATTGAAAGGAAAAATGTTATGGCCGAAAAAGAAAAACGGCTTGGCAATCAGGATCCTGCTCAATCGGTAATTCTTTCGATGCACTATTGAATATGATCCAAAGACTGGCAGAGGACAAAATTCATGGTCAAAGAAGCGGTACCGGTCAGATTGGTCTTAACTTGAACGGCGACGTAAAATGAATATTGATATTCGGGATAACAACAGGAAAAGCGATATTCTGGAATACAGGAAAATCGTTGATGTTTTAGGGGTAGAAAAATCACCCATTTCGTTGGCTGAATTTCAAGATTTGAAGTATAATGACGTTGAAAAGTATGAGAAGTTAGTAGACAAAACATTTATTCAAAATAAATTCAACACTGGCGAGTGGTTAGATAAAGTTAATTCTGAAAAGTAAGCACGGCATATTCAATCGACGGTAGAAAAAGGCAAGAGCTATTTCTTTGACGATGTAGATGTTGAAGCTTTGTATGATAAATACAAGACGACTGGGCGTTTGAGAAAAAATCGAGATGGTTCACGAACTTTCAAGGAAAATATCAATTTACCTGTTGGACGACATTTAGGAATTGATATTTATACTGGGAAGGAAATCAATTGCATGACAATTCATTACAGCAAGACGGGCGTTCACATCGTCCCACCCTATTACAAGGAGAAATAATCATGAATTTATTGCAATACAATAATCAAAGGATACTTTTGGTGGATATAGATGGAAAATCTTGGTCTGGTATGGCTTATTACTGTGATGCAGATACCAATGAAACTGAAGAGGATGCTTTAACTGTCAAGGTTGGTTCTGATTACATCGAATTTCTTGAGTCTGATATCCAGTCTGTAAAAATCAATTAACAAGGCACTTAATTTTATTAGGTGCTTTTCTTATGCTTAAAGAAAGGAGAAGCTATGTTAGAAAAAGCAAAACAATTGGCAGCACAAGAATTTTCGCGACTTTTAGGTCGTGAAATTAAAGTAGAAGACTGCTTTGTAGTTTGGTTTAGCAAGACTCTACAAAACTGGAAAGCACTTGTCAGCACAAATGCAATTTCATCGAATGAAAAGTGCGGCGATTATGCAGAAGTCACGCACAATGGAGATAAGGAAGAAACTTATGTAGATGTGTACGCTAAAGTTTCCAATCGCGTTATCAAAGATTAG